TCCAATAGCAGGGAGGATCTGGTCGCCAAACATCATCATGGCAACAGCCGCAGCTCCCCATAACTGTGGATGTGCAGAGATAGCACCACCAAGATTTGTTATCGCAGCAGTTACCCCCGTTGCAGGAGCAATAGTGGCTCCAAGTTTGCCTTTAAAGAAATCAAAAGCAGCACCTAATTTATTTACTCCTACAGCCCCAACGCCACCAAGAAGCATCCCCCCACCTAGAATGTTTTTAGCTGCACCACCTTGCCCTCCTGTTAAACGAGATACTTTAGATAATGTGTTACTTAATTTTCCTATTGCTCCCGTTGCTCCACTAGCATCTTTCGCTATTTTTCCGAAAGCATTTCCTTGTGCATTTATTTTTGTAAGACTAGCGGATACACGATCTAATCCTTTAACTAATTTGTCTTGCGCTCTTGCACTTGCCTCTAAATTCTTATTTAATCTGTCTAACGCCTGTAAATTCTTTACAGCAATATTAATATTTGCATTAACCCCTCCACTAGCCACAATAAATTCTCGTCAACAGTACTTCTAGTCTACCTTCGTTTCCGAGCTTTTTCTAATTCTTCCTCTTGTTCCTGATTAATAATTTGAAAATAAGCACTCCAACCAATCAACTCCTGCATCGTCATCTGTCTAACCTCTGACAGCGATTTACCCAGTTCTTTCCCTACTCCAAACTGGAGTCTTAATAAATTATCTTTTTTTAATTCAGCCGCTAAGATTTTGGGTCGATCTCATCATCCTCCTCAACATCTAATACAGCAAGCATTAACGTCTGTAAATCTTTATCTTTCACCTCATTCTTTAAAACATCAATTTCACCAGGAGAAAATAATCTCTGACCACCTTCGTCTAATGCTTTGTTAATTAAAAGTTGTAAAGCAAAAGCATTAGCATCATCACTTTTCGCTCGCTTTTGCGCTCTTTCCCTTTCTGCCATTGTTAAAGGTGTTACCCACATCTCAAATAACGATCCATCAGACAACTCAACCTCTTTCTTGGAAGGTTCTAAAGATGCTGCTTTTTTTAGGCGATCTATCGCTCGGAGAGGACTCGAAGAAGGCATAAGACAATTCAATTGTGTTTCCATACTACTCTAATAGATAATAAAAAACCTCGGATGTTCCGAGGTTCTTTTATATCAATAAAATGATACTCGAATCTATGTCTTGGATAGATCGAAGCTAGGAGCAGTGCTTGGACGGAAAGCAATGTCTACTGATTGACCATCATCAGGGTTAACACCCAAACTTGCTGAAGTCAGAATGATTTCTGCTGTAATCGAACGACTGGATGAATCGTCTACACTTGCGCCACTCATAATGCGATCCAAGTAGAGCTTCACTTTTGCACCTGATTGCTCACGTTGAATAACGTCTTCAATCATTCGGCTAGAAAGTAAGGTGTCGTCATCTGTTGTGTAAACAGTTGCGGAACCTGAACCATCAGCAAAACCAGAGATGAATGTACGGAATGGAGCTGTTTGACCAACTGTTTGTCCGATACTTGTTACATCAATCTCAGCTCTAGTTATTTCAAAACTCCATTCACGAACAGAACCAACAACTTCTGGTGCGGTATAAACAATAGTTGCATAATCACTACCGAAACCACTTGGCTGTGCGGAAGCTGTTAATGCGGCCCCACCTGCTGTTGCAGAAAGAGTCATAACACCTGTTGAAGCAACATAAGTCTTAACAAACTTATTTCCTGCGGCAATACAGTTGGTTACTGTTGCACTTCCTGGATAAGCAAGTGTTACAGGATCGTTAACTTTATAACCAAGATAGGTTCCAACCTGAATATCTGATCCAGAAGAAGGAAAGTTCGTAGCAATAAGTTTTGTGGAACTGGTTCCTGCGGGGGAGTAATATAATGCACCCGCAGTACCCGAAAGAACAGTAGCCATGTTTAAGGGTTTAAGAATTTGGACATACGGGTACAACCCGTGCTAGTCACATCCTAGCGTCTTTTGACAACCTTATTCAAGATTCAAGAAATAAATGTAGCTTGAAAACTTGTTTCAATTAAAGCAATGAAGAAAGGACTTTGAGCATCTCCTCCATCATCAAACCTCGGCCCTGTAATTGAACCTGTTCTTGCATAGACTCCACTAGCCGTTTTCGCAGTGTCATTTAATGTTTGAAGAGTTGTATATGCAGTATTAATTAAAGTTTGACTACGAGCTGGCCCTTTCCCTTTTTCCGTGAAAACTCTAACGACAATAGAACCTCTTATTTGGTCGTGCATTGTTGTCAAAGATGATTCACTAACTTCTCCAAATTGCAAATTTACATGAACAAATTCATCTTCTGCGTTAGCTAATACGTTACTTAAATTATCAAAATAAATAGGAACAGCAGGGGATAATCCTCCATACGCTGTTGCTAATGGAGCTTCAAATTTAGATCTGACAGCTTGAAAATTCATTTAATTAAAATGATCACTACTAATCATAAGCAGTTCTAACCCCTCTTTCTACTGCTTTTTGCATTGAACCTCCATTGATGTAATTTACAAACCAATCTAATTCTGCTGTGCTGACAGCGTTACCTGTTCCTGATGTTACATCACCTCTATAAGTTAACCCTTTAGCTCTAGTACCTCTAGTAACTGCTGTTTTTATTGCATATCCACTATGTCTCTTCCTGAAAACACCCATTTTTAAATCAAGAGCATACTCCGCATGAGGAGCTGTATTCCTAATTATGAATTTCACAGGCATTTTTAAATGTTTTGGATTATTACTTAAGACAGGAATATGACTAATTGTATAAGGATATTTACCACCACCACCCCTTCTTCCTACAACTGCATCCGCTACCCAACTATTCCTAAAATTACCTGTAAAAGCTGGCCCAAGTTTTGATAAATCTTTAATAACTTCTAATGCTGCATGTCTAGCCATCTTATTAATCTCATTCTGAACACCACCCATAAATTCCTGTGGATTTATCTGATCTCTATTAGATTTTCTAGGTCTTGCCATTATTGTGGCCTCGCTATAAGAGTATGAAGAATAGGTTTATCTCCTCTACTTGTTGAAACTTCAATAATACGAGCTATTTTTGTTGATCCTGCTTCCGTATATTGGATACGATCACGAACTGTTGGATAATAATCTCCTAATTCTTTGTTACCAATAATGACTTTTAGATCAGATCGCTGATAATCACCATTTGTCTCTTCTGGATTAAAACTTGTAATTAAACCCTTTAAAGAAACATTTGTATCTGCCCCTGAAACTGTTCCTGTTGTTGTGTTATAAGTTTGAGTTGAAGCAGCTTTTACATAAGTAAGAGAAACACCCCACTGATTTAATAACTTCTCAGGAATTGGTGCAAAAGTTGTATCTACTAAAGCCATATTAACCTCTTACCATCCTAACTTGATAACCACCAGATCCACCAAGACAATAGGCTCCCAAGTAACTTTGTAACCAGGGATAAACATCAAAAACATTGTTAACAGCTCCAACACCTTGGCTTTGGGACGAATACTTTACTTCCATATCACCTAATTTAACTTCTTCAATATTACCGTCAGTTCCTTTATTTCCTGTCATTGCATCAGCATCATTAGCAAGTTGTCTCGCTAATTCATATTGTGCATATTTAATATCTTTGGGAATAGCATCACAAGTTAACTCAACATTATCTACTTCGTAATTATTTCGAGGCCATTTCAATGCTTGGTCATCGTCACAGCGAGTACCGTAGTAATTCAAACTATCGATCCAACGGCAAGCAGATATCAACGCCCTCCTTTTGGCATCATCGCTCTTGTTATCCCAGTCTGTTTCATCTGGAACGGTTTCAAAATAAAGATCAGCCTCGTTCAAAGTCACATAACTATTGGAGTTTGAACCCTTTAAGGTGGCGTGTATAGCTGCTGCCACAACGTAATTAGTAAATCTCCTTTATATCATAGCGTCATAAAAAAGCCCCACCCGAAAGTGAGGCTAATTTATGCAAACACGCTATAAGACTAGATCAAATGGTTGATAAGTCTAATGGGCTGTTAACTGTTATTTGAACAGCAGGGACTAGATCTACATTGTATGTAGCTCCCCACTTGTTAGCAGTCGCTAGGTGTGCGTTTGTTGGGTTGTCAGCAGCATCTACCCACTTAGTACCCATTACGTGATACGCAGTGTGATAGTCAACAGAAAGTACATTCTGCTTAGACAAG